GGGAGAAATTACTTCCGCTCTTTCTGCGGTGCTTGGTGTCGCATTCGGAACTGCCGAGACCATCGCAAATTCGGTTTCCGGCTACGGTGTGACTACCGGCGGTTTCTATATGGACGACATCGAAATCAGTCAATCGCGAGGCGCTCTGGCAACGGCCACGGTGAACTTCACCAAGCATCCTGATATCACCTGAGGATGAGCGAACTAAAAGGGGCGGGAGTTAATATCATCCCAACGCAATGTCCGCGCTTCTTCGCGGCTTGTGTCACTGCTGGTGTCGAGCTGGAACCGGGAACTCCAGGCATCTCTAACGTCTATTCAAAGGGCGTCACCTACGATCCCGACGAGCCGGGAACGATTAGTTATCACCTCGACAACAAGACCGTCGGTCCTTTGTCGCTCGCCAAAGTCTGGCGTGATCCGTCGCAGGACATGACCGAAGCCGCAGCGCTGCCGGCACGAATGATCAGCGCGAGGACAGAGGATGAGTGGCAGCAAATCGCCGACGATCTTGAGCTGTTGCACGTTTATTGTGCCATCGCGCATATCAAGGCATTCGCCGACGGCAAATTCGCCATCGGAATGCGTGCCGTTACCGACGAGGAGGAGCGCGCCGCACAAATGCTCTCCGACATGCCCGATGTCATCCGCAACGCAACTGGAAGGCGAAACGGCGGAAAGATCGCTGAACGGTTTGATGCTATCTGGATGCCTGCCATGTTTGCATGGGTAAAGGCATGGGTGGCCAATTACCTTGAGCTAAAAGACATCTGGAAAGCCGCTAATCCCGCAATCAAGATCGAGCGCGAGGGCTTTCCGCTCGTCATACCGAAAGGTCCACAATTTGAGAAACTAGCCCGCAGATGGGTCAAATAACCAAAAAAGAAGCATGAGCGACATAACCATTGAAGACATCGAAAAAGAGAACAGCGTCACGCCCGACATCGTCGCCGCACGCAGCCGGTCATACCAGTTCAAAGGCAAGCCCCTAAAGCCCTTTTCCAAGTCCCGCTCGACCGCAGCGCGATGCATGGGTAATTCCCTCTTCCTTGGTCGCGCAAGGCCGGATGAAAATGGAGTCTGGGACCAAATCACGCTTGACTCGATCATGGTGGTCTGGCTCTGCTCTGTGGAAGATTCCCGCGTTGCCCGTGCCTGTCTCAATCGCGATCAAGCGATCATTGAGATGATGGCATGGTGGGACAAAGAGGGCGGCGAAATCGGAGGCGCGGAGGAGATCGAGGCCGTGCAGCTTCTGAACATGATCTGCGAGGACATCCAGACCGTCTCTGCATCTGTCGAATCTCCCTCCGGTGGTCGCGACACCTCCAACGTGGGGGAGTGATCGGGAGCGATGCTGACTACGTTTCGACCGTAGCAGCAAAGCTCCCCGGCCAGACTTGGGCATATTACATGGACGAGTTGCCGCTTTGTATCGGCATGCAATTGCGCAACGCTGACCTTTTCGAGCGCGGCTGCGACATTGTGCCACCAGGCAGGAGCGCATCGGCAAAAATGAGCGAGATCCTTGGCGAACATGCGGAAGCGTGGTTTAGTTGAGCATGGACAGAATAACGGCATCGGTAGACGTTCGTGAGTTTATGGCTGCATTGCAGGCATACGAGAAGGAATCGTCGCGAGATTTGAAAACCATTGTGAAATCAACAGCAATCGATGTTGCGTTCAAAGCCAATCAGTCAGCAACGGCAGCAAAGAAATCGTCGATTCCGAATCTGAAAACCGGGCTTTTTAACGCGCTGGCAGCAAAGGCCGGATTTACTCGCGGCAATGGAAACCAAAGGCAGGCCGAACGTCTTTACAATCGCCGCATCTCCGCGATCAAATACAGCAAATCGCTGTTTCTGAAAATGGCGCAGGATCTTGGCGCAAAGGTCGCATCGCTCCGCAAGAAGATCGAAAACGCAGGAGCGGAGGACAAAGGCACGATTTTGATTCCGGCCATTGAACTTACGATTGAAGGCGTTGACATGGATCACGCCAGCAAAGTCCTAGCGCCAGCATTGCAAGAGGGCGTCAATAAAAGCGCGGCGAAGATGCGCCAGCGAATCGAGGCCAAGATCGCCAAACGCGCCCAAGCCCACTCAGGAAGGTGATGCAAAGGTTTTCAATCAAGGCGCTTTCATCAATGTTTCGCACCAATCGCGAGACGGTCGAAAAACGCGCCTCGCACCTAGGGCTAAAGTTTGAAGAAGGCGACAAGGGCGCAAAGCTCTACGACATCTTTGAAATCGCCCAGCTTCGCCCTCCACCAGCTCGCAGTGAGGGCGCAATGTCCTTGGAGGAGGCGAGGACGCGAGAGGCTACAGCACGCGCAGAGGGGCTAGAAATGGACAATGCGCGGAAGCGCCGGGAACTGGCTAACGTAGACGAGCTAATGGCCGCTCAGAACGTCCTTTTCGACGAGATCGCCGCGCGAATCAAAAGCTCAATGATGACTGACGCTGAAAAGGAGGATTGCTTGAGCGTGATTTCCTCGGTTCCTCGCAAATGCTGGGGCGAGCTTTAAACGGCATCCATTTCGTCTCCCTCATGCGGATCCGACTCATCGGCCAGCGCGTCCTGAGCCGCTGAGAAGGCCGCTTGCGATTGGAGCGTAATCGGGCGCCTGACTCCCTTGTCATCAGCCCATGCGCCCTTAGCCTCCGTTCCCATGGCTGGCAATGCCGCCTCGGCGCGGAACGCATCCTCGTCGGCCATCTGAGGCGTGATCGAGCCGGCCCGAACTCCGACACCGTAAGCGTCGAACTTGGCCTTGAGCGTTTCAAACTCGCGCGTCTAGCTAGGAACTTCGACGCCAGCCGATTTCCCAACAGCCGTTGGCAACCCTGCCGCTTGAAGCTTGGCATTGTCCTGCTCGTTCTCCGCAATGATCTTGTCGATGTTCAAGCCGCGATCCTTGGCCGCACGCTCGCGAGAATTAAGCGAAAGAGCGATTTCCCGCTCGATGGCCTCGATGTCGCCGACCGGATCAACCCAAGTCCAAGTCCTGCCGGAGAACTCGACATGGGAGAGGCGGTCAAAGTCGAGGAGGGTATAGCCTTCAATCCTGCCCATCAAGAGCGCCATTCGTAGCCAACGCTCGAAAAGCGGAATCTCGAAAGTGTCGATGAACCACGAGTGAAGGATTTTGTAAATGTCGCGCTCTGACAGGACGCCCTGCCGGATCGACGAATAAGACACGCCTTCCAAGTCTTGCGCCCATGTGTTGTAATTGACGTAGATGCCGGGGCTGACTCCGCGCAGAATGGCTTTACGAAAGTCCGGCATCGCACTATTCGGATGCGCTGGGTCAATCATCTGGGCCTCGACGCCGTGGGGAAGCGTCTCAAACGTGCCAGGTGCAGAAGGTGCAATGGCTTTCCCGTCGTCGTCCTCATCGCCAGTGTATTGCGCTTCTCCGGTCTGTTTGAAAAAGCCAAGCTTGTTGGCACTGATACGGGCGGCGATTACCTCGGCTTCTTCGAATTTGGCAAGATGCCGAAGGCGAAGGAGGGCATTGGCAAGCCAAGAATAGCCTTGGCTCTGATTGATCCGACGAGCCAAAAACGTATGGATCATGTTATCTGACCCAACGGCGAACGTTTCGCGCGTGTAGCGACCGCTCTTCGGGTCCATTTTGCGAAGATGATACCGAATGGGCTCGTCCCATTCATCAAACTCAACGCCCATGTAAATACGGGCGGCATCGTTCCGGTGGTGCGGATCGAGCGCGTCGATCTCGATGCCTTGCGCGGCAAAGCGGAAATCGTTTTTCGGAAAGCCTTCAATGGTGCGCGTCAAGAATCCACCATCGCGAACGGCAGACCGCAAGGCGAGACGCTCAAAAGCAGCGCGTGAGAACTGGCGGGTGACATCGAAATTGCCACGGCGTGAGAAATCCTCCCAAGCCTCCTCGACCTTAGCTCTCGCGTTGTTGTCGGCGCTGTTCGACAAGCCCTTTTTGCTCCTCGCATCTGCTCGACGGGCGAGCGATTTCATGCGAATCCCATGCTGGCCGATCACGTTGGACTCCAAGGCCATCAACGCGCCCTCGATGTAGCCGTCGTTGCGCTCAGAATCCCGCGCACGGTCGCGCAAAGACTTGGCGTCCTGTTTGATCGCGTTATCCGCTGGGCCTGTTCCTGCGACCCAGTCGTTCGTGTATCGCGTGCCTTTTGCCGCGTCAAAATTGCGCGTGCGAATTGGCTTGTTGTTGGGACCGTAAAGGAGTGGTTTCATTCAAAGCGGGAGTAAATGGTTCGACCGTTGGAAAGCCCTGCATCAGCGCGAGCCTTGGCAATCTCAGTGTCGAGGTCGCGTCGGTATTTGGTCAAAAGCTCGCGAGCGTCCATCAAGGAAATCTTGGTAATCGGCACGCCTCCGACGGTGTAAGTCTCAAGCCCTCGGCCTTCGTCATCGCTAATTCGGCCCTCAAGGTGTGCTTCCAAAGCCTTGACCATCTTTCGCGCATGGCTTGGCAGTGGGGAGCGATCCGGCGGCGCTTGAAGCGTGATGTTGCCGATAGACTCAACCGACCGAATCCCGGCCACCTCAAGCGTTAAGGCAACGACGTAGATTCCTGCCGGCAGGTTGGCCGTCTTTTCCGGCGGATAGGTCGCGGTTGCCGTTGCCCCTGACACTGACAGCGGAACCGTGACAACCTCGCCCGTGTCAATGCTGCGAAAATGAGCTGATCCCGTAGCGCCTGACGTTACAGTTGCGGTAAATTCCAACGATTCGCCGCAGAATGCGCGGGAGGGTAAAGCTGCCATGCCGATGCCTCGACAAAACAAAGCCCAATTTCAAGGGCTTTTGGTTAATCGGCTACGAAATCGAGTGTATATTCCCGCTCTTTACCTCGATCAGGCACGTTCTTGGCCGCATATTCGGCATATTTCTTGGCAATCGTGGCAAAGGCGATGTCGAGCTTTTTGGCTGCGGCGATGTTGTAGACGCGAACGTCGAGCGGTTCGTTCCGGTCGCGCTTGTCCTTCTTGTCGAAGAACTCGTAGAAGCTCCCATCTTGTCCTTTCTTCAGCGTCACCTTCTCGATCAAGAGGCGCTGGAAATATTCCGGCGTATAACCATGGCCGCTGGGGAAATGCATGTAATTATGCGGATAGATGGAAGATTTGCGATCTTGGCGCAGGGCCGCGTTCTGATAAATCATCGATTTGCATTCGTGCGTGCCGATCTCAAAGAATGTCCCGCGCTTTTCCCTCTTAGGCTGCGAGACAATCGGCTTGCCTAGGACGGTCGAGCCGAAGATGGCGAAGACGCCTCGAGCTTGTCGCACCTTGGTAAAGGCTAGCACTTGGGCCTGCCGGTATTTAGAGTCGATAAAAACGGAGGCGACTCGCAGAACCTTGCCGCACGGGTGAAGGAACTCAGTCTGAAGCAGAGCGTCCAGCTTCTGCCACACTTCCGGCTCCATCGTGCCCCCGCTCAAAATGTGATACCCAAGCCCCCATGTCTGGCCGTTGATGCCATGGCCGACAAACTCAAACTCTAGGCGGTCGCCTTGAACGTCGCAGCCTCCAGTAACGACAAGCACGCCAGCGGGAATCTTGAACTGGTTTTCAGTGACGCGGTCCAAATAATCGTAAGCCTCCTGAGCAAGGCCGACCGGATCCGGCATCTCCTCCTCGGGGGCTTGATAGGTTTCCGCGTCGAACGTATTAATCAAAACGCGCTTCGCCTTCTCGCGATTGTCTGCCGCCTCGATCTTAAGCTCCTCGACCGCAGCCCAATGGAGATGACTCGCGAATCCCTTTTGGGGAGGATGCGGCGACATCATCCGCGAACCGTGGAACCCTGCGATGCCGTTAAATGGCCGCGTGGCCTGCCATCTGCCATTGCGTATCATCTCCATGCGCTCCGCATCAGTGATTCGACACTCGCTCTCGGGGCATTCAATCCACGCGTCCTCGGGCTTGTCGCAATCATATTTGAGCTGGCGGCGGTGCAGGACAAACTCCTTTGCGCAATGAGGGCAGGGCGCGATCCAAACTCGCCAATCAGATTGGAGCATCAGCGCCTCGATCTTGCTCTTGCCTTTGACGCTTGGATAGCTGGCAGCAATCTTGATTGTGTCCGCATATTCGGAACCTCGGACCCAGAAGATCTCAA